TCCAGACAGTATGCCCGTGACCAGAAACTCCCTCCGCAGGAAGTTGAGTTGCTCGGAACCCTTACGCAACGCCAACTCAAGTATCGTGCGAAGCAACTTTACGACGTCGGTTGGACGTTACAAGCAATCGGAGCAGCGTTTTCGCCACCTTTCGGACGTTCAACCATTCAGTATTGGGTGAAAACGGCTTCTCAGACGAACGTCACTCAAAATCCAGTTCCAACTCCTTGGGGTGACGACACTCCACCGCCTAAGGGTTACCAGCGCAAGACTCCGCTTTCGCCAGGCATTCCCGTCGACGTCCAGAAGAAACTAGCCGCTCTAAGCCAAGAAGCACGTCTATTCCGTAGTGGGATGGCGTCGACGTCCCTACCTGCATTAGCCAACGTCGAGTTCAACCTCCTAATTCAAAGCCTGTATAATGAAAACGTAACCATTTCGGAGATTGCTAGAGCGTCAAACGTTACTAACCGTGCAATCGCTCGACGTCTAGGAAAGTAACCATGAAAATCCAAACCGACATCTTTCCTTGCCACGTTTCCGTTGCCCCTGCAACCTTTCACGACGGCGACCTCCAATCCTTGCAGTCTCACCCAGTTCAAGACGCTGCTTTCTACCTTCAGACGGCTCGTGTGCTGGTTTTAACCAATGACGTCGACGTTCTTATGGTTGTAATCGCCCAAGACTCTCCAGAAGGCGCACAGATAGTTTTCCAAGAGAGTGTTCAGGAGTATATTCCTTCTGCCAACCAAGAAGAAGACTCCAGAGTTAAGACTTCCTCGGGGAAGATGCTAGCCTTCAAGAAAGACACCAACTGCGGATGCGGCTCTCGCCTCAGAAGTTGGAATCCATACCGCACCCTATCCTCTACGAAAGACCCACGTGCCTAATTTAACCGAACCAACTCTGATTCAACTTATTATTCTTGCCTTAGCGACGTTCAGACTAGCCAGATTAATTACCACCGACGTTATTTTCGAACCACTACGTAATAGGATTTGGAAACGCTTCCCTCCTGCTACCCAGTTCGGTTATCTCTTCACTTGCAACTGGTGCACAAGCATTTGGACAGCATCACTGCTCACGATTTGCTATACAATAGTTCCAACAGCAACTGTGGTCGTTGCCTTACCTTTCGCATTATCCGCAGTTGCTGGCATAATTACGTCTCGCTTTGACCACTAGCGATAATTCGACAGGAATGGAGAGCCATTTTGGGCATCTTTAGTAAAGAACCTGCCTCTACCCCTAAAAGACCACAACAGGGTTTAAGAGCGTCGGCTCCTGTCACCACTCAGACACAATACATTCCACCCGTATTCCTAAATCAGAACCCGAACTCTGCACAACCAGCGGTTTACTCGACACCACGTCCACTTACCGCTGCTGCTACCCAAATCAAACTTGGTGACCGCAATGAAGCAGATATGTTTAGGCAACGTCGCAGTGCTGGCTCTAGCATGTGGCAGACGGAAGCGTGGGAGTACTACGACGCAATCGGTGAAATCAAATACGCTTTCAACCTTGTTGCCGCCGTTGTCTCAAGAGTGCGTCTTTATGCAGCAGTAGTTGAAAACCCATCTGAAACTCCGTCACCTATTCGCAACGTCGAAAACTATGACGAGCGTTTGGTTTCTGCTTCAGAGCGTGCACTCGCACGTCTCGACAGCGCATACGGCGGTCAGGCTGGTTTGCTACGAGATGCTGCACTTAACTTGCAGGTTGCTGGCGAGTGCTACCTAAGCCAGATTCCTGCACGTCCGGGAACTGGTGCGCCTGAGTCTTGGGATATCCGTTCTATTGACGAGTTGACCACAGATGGTAAGGGCAACTACTTAATCACTCCACGTCGAGAGTTGAAGGTTGCTGCAGCATCAGCAGGTAAGCCAGGCGTTATCCCAATTCCTAAGGGTGCGTTCGTTGGACGTATTTGGAAAGCACACCCACGTTTCTCTGAAGAGGCGGATTCATCACTACGTGGAATCCTCGACCTCTGCTCTGAACTTCTATTGCTTAACCGCACTTTCCGTGCCACCGCTAAGAGTCGTCTAAACGCAGGTGCTCTTTACTTGCCAGATGGACTTAGCGTTTCTGCTTCTCCAGACCCTGACTACCCTTACGATGACCAAGACGGCATCTACACCGACCCAACTCCAGAGGAAGTCGAAGACGAGTTCGAAGACCAACTCATTGACGCTATGACCACTCCGATTAAGGACGAGGACAGCGCAAGCGCCGTAGTCCCACTTATCATTAGAGGTCCTGCCGAACTGGGCGACAAGATTAAGCAGTTCAAGTTCGAGCGTTCATTCGACCCAATGCTTGCCGAGCGTTCAGACCGTGTGCTTGAGCGCATCCTTCAGGGCTTAGACGTCCCTAAGGACATCGTTACTGGTTTGGCTAACGTTAAGTACTCAAATGCTCTACAAATCGACGAGAGCCTTTACAAAGCACACATTGAGCCACTGATGTTGCTTATTGCTGACGCTCTTACTGTTATGTATCTACGTCCGTATCTACTTGCTAACGGTTTCTCAGAGAACGACGTCAACCGCATCGTCGTTTGGTTTGACCCTACTGCTGTTGCTACTCGCAATGACCGTGCTCAAGATGCAGACTCTGGTTTCGACAAGATGGCAGTTAGCCTCGAGACTTGGCGTAGAACCCACGGCTTCTCAGAGGCTGAGGCTCCGTCTCCAACTGAAGTTGCATTACGTCTTCTAATCAACAAGGGTGTCATCACACCTGAACTTACTGAAGCCATGCTTGGTGTTGTTGCACCAGACGTTATGGACAAGGTTCGTGAAGCATCACAGGCTGGTAACCCTGCACCTATGCCGCCAGGTATGGAGCAAATGCTTCAGGGTGAAGCACCACCTGCTGCACCAGAACAAGCACCGCCAGCCGAACCTGCACCTACCCCAGAAGCAGCGCCTACTCCTGCACCAGCAGAAGCAGCGCAACCTGCAGCACCTACAGGCGACGAAGCACCAGCAGGATTGCTTGCTGAACCGAAGATAGAAATCTAGGAGATATAAATGGAAAACATCGAAATCGAACTCAGCACAAACGCTGGTAAGCAGGAACTAGTTCATAAGTTGTCTTGCCTTCTTGCAGACACCGTTGCTTACAAGTTCACCGCTCAAGGTTTTCATTGGAACGTTCGTGGCATTGAATTTAGTCAGTATCACAAGTTCTTCCAAAAACTTTACGAAGATGCAGACAGTGCAGTTGACCCACTTGCTGAGCACATTCGTAAACTCGGATACGACGCACCTTTCACCTTGCAAGACTTCGTAAGTCTTTCTTGCATCGAGGTTCGCCCTACTGGTGGCGACCCTGTTGCCATGTCCTTAGTTCTCCACGGAATTAACCAAACTCTTCGTGACTCACTGCTCGAGGCGTTTGAAATCGCAAATGCTCTAAACCAGCAGGGAATCATAAACTTCCTTGCAGAGCGCATCGACATGCATGACAAGTGGCTATGGCAACTTGGCACCATCGTTGGGGCAGACGCAACACAAGTTCAAGTTATTCAATTCTAGAAATCAGAAGGATACAAAATGTACCCTAGTAACGAAGAGAACCCAGTCAATCAGTTGATTGACGCTCTGGACGTTGCTGCCGTTAACGAACTCCCTTCTGACGAACCGTCAAGCGAGTTAAGTTTTTCGGAGACCATCAAGGCTATGGTTGCATCTGCCAACGAGAACGTCCTAGACGCTCGTAAGGTTATGCCAATCGAGGCTATGACGGTTGCACAGCGTTCACTAAGTAGAAGCATCATGTCACAAGATGCTCAAGCAAGAGCGTTCACCGCTTTGCGTGAAGTTTCAGATTACATAAACATGGCTACCACTGGAACTCCATCTAAGATTTCTCAAAACAACACCGACCTACTACCTATCGGTCACCCTCTATCAACTTCTACCGAGTATGCATCGCTACTCGAGAAGATTGAGAAGAGAAGTGAGTGGTTTGCAGCAGACTCAAGAATTAGTGAGGAGTATAGACCTGTCGTCGCTTCAGCGTATCTAACCGTGCCAGATACCGTAGAGCGTCAGTTTTCTATCGCTCGCTTAGAGTCTGCTGATGCACAGGACGTGCCTAGAGAAGTGGTGCTTGCGATTATTGCTGCAAGCAACCCGTTTTCAGGAGAGAACTCTTTTTTAGCACGCTCGGCACGGGCGAAACTCCAGCGTAGAGACCGTAGAGGTCGCTTCGCTTGGATGGGTGGTGGAGCAAGGTTCTTTACTAGAGGACTAAAAGGCTTCATCGATTCTGTTGTTGGTAAGTTTGTCGGCTCAGACCCTAAAACTAATACCTTTGACGTTGAAGTATTTGACCACCCAACTCTAGGAACTGGAATCTTCAGAATTCCTGCCACAAATGTTGAAGGCGTTAAGGCTTACATCGGCGGCAAACTTGGAAAGATGCTTTCTCTCAAGGGTAAGGCTTCAGCAGATTATGCAAGAGACTACGCATTAGATGTAAACACGCTACAAAAAATTGACGCACCATCTGGCTGGGTTGCTGGTGGAAACGGATTCGTTTCTGCTGACGGCTACTATGCGATTAAGCATGAGGCTGGCGCAGCGTTGCCAGATTTAGAACGTCACAAAGAGCAGTATGGCGCAGAAGTAAAAGGCTTAGGTGAGAACGGCGCTCTCGACCCTAAGTATCCTGTTTATGAGGTTATGACTAACCCTCTAAGCCAACCTCGAGGTAGATTCACCGAGAGTGGAAATGAGTCAATCGGCTACTACCAGTCTTGGGGAGATGTTCAGGCTGGCGTATCACGCTATGACCGAAAGAACGACCAGAAGCGTGCTGGAAGCGTCCAAAGACGTATGTGGGGAGACGTTCCTCAAGGAGAATTCCCTAAGAACACATTTGACGCAGTTACTCCTGCAGACCCTGAGAAGGGATTGCCTTACTCGACTTATAGGACAAAGAACAACGCTAAAGATTTGGGCGGCTTCACTGTAAGACGCTATCAGCCAGCGCAGCACAAGGAAGTGCAGCAGCGCATGGAAGCAAACGTTAAGAACGGCGCTATAGTTAACGGCTTCCGTAGTGGCTCAACCGAAATTGAAGACGACCAGCCAATCTTTGAAATTACTCGCCAAGTTGCACCTTGGGAAGACAAGAGCATTAAGCCTGAAGTTATCGGCTACGCACAAGACTGGGAAGACGTTCAGGCTATTGCCGAGAACAACGAAACAACTTCTCCACGTCAGCCTAACCCTAGAGACAAAAAGGCTAGAGACTTTAAGAACAGATTAGGTTTAGAGCACGTCCACGACGACGATGTAATTACTCCTGAAGATTTCATTAAGCAAGAAGACGGCTCTTACGCTACTGAGCCAAGTTCTGACGAAGCGTTACGCAGCACGGTTATACAGAACGCTCAAGGCAGATGGGTTAGCGAGGTTT